GGCGTTAAAGGAGTAAGCGATGGTGGCGAAATCAGCGTTCAGAAGTTCGAAACCTGCGTACAGGCTCCAAATCATCATGATGAAACGGCTGAAGTCGTCATTGTTGTTCAGCAGCACCTGAGCATTGTTGCCGCCGATACCGACGCCCACGCTCTGGGGACCGAAGAACATACCGATGGCAGTTTCGTAAGAAGACGAAGTGCCGCCGATGGTAGCAGTTGCGTTCTGAGTAGGCATGTTGGTCGATTCGAAGAACCGAACGCCCTCAAACACAAAGCCGGTGGGCATAATCGGCTCACCAGCCACGAAGGTGGCTTGACCGAAGCCCTGACCCATGTACAGCGCAGCGTTAGGCTGCATTGCCGACATGAGGGGATTGATCTGACCGTTGCCGGGGTAACGAGCAACTTCACGGAAGTCGCTGTTCTGGCGCAGGTGCATCAGGAAGGTAGGATCGCAAACGCAGCGATAGAAACCATCCTGGTAGGTAGGAGTGTTCCGCTTACGCAGGCTCTTCACCACGCGCAGCAGGTCATCCTTAACGTCGAACTTAGCTTGCTCGGCGTTGGCGTAAGTCAGACTACCGACAGCAAGAGCACCGGGGTAGTAGTAACCGCCTTGGGAATCGGAGGATTGACCCTTGGAGACAGCTTTCAGGAGTTCGTTAATGAACACCCGATCACGCCAACGACGATAGTCGTCGAGCAGAGTCAGAGAACCGATCGACTGGTGGAAAGCGGTAAGGTTACCGGTATCCAGCAGCAGACGCTGAGCGGTGATCAGAGTCTCACGAGCAATCTTAAAGGTGCTCGGTTGAGTGGGATCACTCGGGTCAGCAGGACCGGTGTACTCGCGAAGAGTCACGAGCACTTTGTCCTTCACAATGTTGCGGCTGTTCGCAGTACCAATGGTCTGCTCAGCAGTACGCTCACGTGACTCTTTGCTTCCCGGATTGCCCCAGAACCTGTAACGATCTAACTGTACAGTCTGGCCTGGCTGCTTGCTGAAGTCGTGAACGACCACAGGCTCTGCGGCCATTTCCACAACGTACGCGGGGTGCGGACGGTAGAGTTCGGCGCCGAGAAGCTTCGGGAAATCATTATCGACAAACACTGTCGATATCTCCAGAAACTACAAAGTTAGTTTAAAAGGAAAATCAGCATATTGAAACCCTTATTGTCGCATTTATAGCGTTAACCTTTTTGATTGCTGGAGTTGACCGTAGGGCTAAACGTCCTAATGATCCCCCGAATTGACTCAGAATTCTGGAGGTACACAGAACCGTAGTTATACGCATACCGTGTGGACTTACCTCGATAGACCGTGCGGATAGCCGAAGACATCAGCCCTGGTTGGTTCGAACGGGTTGTTTCGGTAAAAGTCTGACAATAAACCGGTGGGTTGTACTGCCACTCCGCTCGATTAGCGGTTCCTTGAGATCCAAAAGTGTTAGTTAATAAAGTGCCTTCGTAGTTACGGTGAGTAACGCCGCCACCGGTCTTACCCTCGGCGGCAGTATTTCCTTCCGGTGTGTTATAGGGACTGTATGCCTGATTATCAGGAGCCGTGCCGTTGTAATACGTGTACTTACCGGCATCCCGAATACCGAACTCGGGACCCACGGAAGTTACAACTTTCGCGTTGGCGATTGTTGTAATCGATAAGGGACGATAACCGTTGTAAGAACTTAAAGATCCGCTAGGTAAATAATCAACGTTTTCGTAATCAGTCCAGTAACCAGAGACTGCTTGCGGAACAGCCCGCCATTCATTGGTTACGTACCACGAACCGCTGTTAGGGGGACCAGGGACAATAACCCCTAAGTCAGCACCCGTATCCTGGATACCAGAACTTACAACAATGTACCCTTCGTGATTGGGGCCCGATTGAATTCGGTGGAACCCAGTGGAGTACTTGTAATTAGATAAAGGTGTATAAGCCACAATGAAACAGCGTATACACCTATTATAAGTTTTTAACTATCTACGGAAGTACCTGAAGCTGCAGGAGCGATTTTATTTTCGAGTTGAGTCATATCGTTGCTAATTAAAGCCATGTCCTGCACGTAAGAACTCCGTAAATCCGCAAGCTCTTTTTTCAGTTGTTCAACTTCTGCGGAGGGTCCTGTTGCAGAGTCACGGCGGCGACCGAGAGGATTAGGCATCGATTTAACGTTTCTTAGATTCAGTATACTTCTGTGCTTTTTTCTTTGCCTTTACTCGCTCAGGTAAATTGCCTTTAGTTTCTTTTTCGTACTCAGCAACCGTGCTTTTCGGGATTTCCCCACGCTCAGCCATTGCGTAAAACTTGCGTCTCTGAGCCTCAGAAGCAAAAGGCACTTTAAATAATTAACCCTTCACTAATATTAACTAAACCAGAGCCAGAAAAATGCCCAAAAGAACTTAAATCAAGTTTTGGAGACTGAATCGATCTCCACAATTCCTGCATATTATCGAACCGAATATCGTCGATAAATAACCATCTTTGTTTTGAAGTAAACGGTACTGTTTTTAGTAAATGAAGAAAAGTTCGTTCAAAAACATCGTCTTTAGGCCCATCTAACATGATGAAATCAGCTTGTTGTAATAAATTGATGTACTTGTCAAAAGTTTCTCTGCAACTGAGATCGACTAGGTGTTGCTTAAGCCTGCCTGATCTGAAATCGTTGTCCTTAAGTACAGTCCAGTCAAATGTTGAGTAGTCATATAAATCAAAAGTATGTACATTAGACGCTACATCACCATAATCTAACATAACCCTCGCTGAACATCCCCTGTAAGTTCCAATATCAATAAGAGTCTTCGGTTGTAATACTTCGACTAAACCACTTAATATTCTGTAATGTTCTCCCGGAAATATATTGGCGTACTCAAAATCAGGCTCAATACGGCGGATCGAAGCAAAAGTTAAAGCATTCAAAACAATGAAATAGTCTTTGAAGTTTTGTGTGGCTAAATCATCGTCCAGCGACATAGCTGACGAAGAAATTACGTGACGGGCACCCATAATCCAAAAAAAGACCCCGCCTCGAAAGACGGGGTGCCTATGGTTTCGCTTAATCAGTATATCAGGCGTTGTCCAGGAACAGCAGTTTGCCCCGGAAAGCATCAGGGCTCATCTGCGACAGAACACGCCAGGCTTGCTCAGGGCTGCGGTTCATCGCGTCACTAAACCCTTCCCACTGAGCATCGACGTTGACGCTTGGTGCACCAGCGACTGCCGAAGCAGGAACTGCGGGGAGCTGATCATAGCGGGGGCTATAGTTTTGCTCCACGGGTTGCTCATCCACGGGGTACACCTCGGTAAAGAATCGGTTGGTGTAGTCCGCCAGTTGATCGGGATCAGTCAGGATATGCTCCATAGCAGCACCGCGAGCATTAGCGCTCTTCAGTGCTTCGTGCTGGAGAATAACAGCATCCTCAAGCACAGTGGAGTACTGATTGAGGATGGCCGGAGCCTCGATGCCGAAGTGGTTAACGACGGCGGCGGTTTCTGGGCTTAGACCCGGTACTTGTTGCTGCTCCGTAGAAGTCGGAGAGGAAATTTGGGTCGTAGATGCGCTGTTGTATGAGGTCGGCTGAGCCGTAGGCGCTTGGTAAAGATAAGGTTGGGCCTGTAAACTCTGACTGAACAGTTGAGTATCCTGCGGGGCCGTTTGGTACTGCGGATACTGTGCTGTCGGGTTGGGGGACGGGGAGAGCCGTGAGACCACCCGTTCCAGGCTGCCCATCGCCGCTTCCCACGGATTGGACGGGGAGGACGCTGACAGAGACTGGCTGTACTGGTTGTTGGTAGAAGGGACCGTAACCGGTGTTGCCTGCGACGGCGCTTGGGGCATAGTTGCCGAAGGTGCCGCCTGGGTAGAGGCTACCCATTGGGGGTAGGCCGTTGAGCCCTGGTCTGCCGAAGGCGCCGCCTGAGGGGCCGCTACCGCCGGGGAGACCGGGCTCGGGATCGAAGCTTGGATCTGCTGGCTCATAGCTGCCCGAGTAAGTCAGTTCTTGCGCAAGGTGGTCAAACGTCCTATAGAGCAAGGGCGTTATATTGAGCCGAGGATCAGCAGCTAATGGCTGATTCGGCGCGAGTGGATGTGGCGCTTGCAACATCTGATTCAATAATAATAGAAATTGTTGAAAAGCGCCCTGTGTTTGTTGAATCATTCTGAAGGGAAAACCCTTCAGCATCTCTGCTCGTTCCGCATCGTTTTTGTCGGGGAATAAATACTTCAGAGCTTCGACGCTATCCACGCCGAGTTCTTGAAGGTTCCTGACGACGATGGATTTTTGGTTGATGTCGTACGCAGTGTCCTCGTAAACATCACCCTGGAAACGATAAGTAACGTCTCGGTCACCATCGGGAGGGAGACCAAATACGCCACGCGGAACTTTGTTTTGCTCAAGAGCAACTCGAATAGATGCAGTTATTTCCTCCTCGTATCTTGCGAGCTTCTTCTGATACTTAACAGCAGTCTCTTCTGTCTTCTCCTTAGGTTCTGCGGGAGGGGTCATCCCGGTAACCTGGGTAAAACTTTCCCGGAAAATTTGCTCTTGATGATAAATAATCATCTCCAGCAAACGACAGAAGCCGTAAGTTAAGAAACTCTTGTTCTTACGCAGAGCCGTGGCCTGAGCCCGACCCATTAAGCCTTTAATCTCGGTCGCTGTCGCACCCGCCGAGATAGAAATTTCGTCTACACCACCTAGCGCCGTTCGGATTTCTTCCCGCAGCAACAAGGCGTACCGGTTCATATCCCCGTTAACGGGGTCCGGCGTCATGTAACCGACGCGATCAGAAGGCTCGATGTTCGCAATAACACGCGGAACACGAAGACCTCCAACCATCGTGGAGGATCCAAACGGATCAGAAACGCGGGTCGAAGGTGTATCGCGCCCGGCAAATCCGCTTTGACTACTTATAGTCGGCCTAAAAGTACGGTCAACATCAGATGCTTCGACCAGATCACTACGAGGACGCGAACTGATAAGTGTAGGATTGCCAAAAAATTCAATATTCTTTGAAATATTCCTAATAAGACTGTCGTGAAGGACAATCTGTTCCATAAAGGGTTCAAAATCCCCTTCACCCTCAGTTCCACTACTGTTCGGTTTGTTTAAAACCTCCACAGCGGGGATAAACCCTAAATCGTTATTACGGCTGTTTTTTGGAGTTAGAACTGTGCCTGGCTCAAGCTCAAAACTAAGTTCACTGTTCGATTCGAACTCGTTTATCTTATCTGCTGTAATAGAAATACGTACGTAGCGCTTGTTTTGGCCGTACGTATCCGCAGGGAGCCCAAGAGTCGAATTACGAACCTTATAACTGTAAATAATTACAACTTCTTCGATATCCCCGTTTACATCGTGGTAAACGCGGTATTGATTTTTAGGAAAGAAGTAAATTTGATATTTTAATTTTGGATCTGGGCGGAAATAAAACAGCCCACAGCCGTCAATTAAAAAATTACGAATAATTGAGGGGAACCGAATGTCCATCCGGTTCAATGTCATTAAAGACTGTAAAAATCGAGTGCGAGCTTTGTATGTATCTTGCTCGCAGTAAAAATACAGTCCTTTTTTAATCATAAGCAGCGTCATTTGCTGCAAATGACTAAGAACAACCATCGTGGCAGACTGTTTGCTACGATCCTGAGTCCTCGAAGCCTCTAAAATCTCCGAAAACCGTTGCCGTAAGCTTAAATTGTCTGCCATGAGGGTATTCTCTGTGTCTTAGAGCCGAAAATCAGCGCTCAGAGCGCTCTTTTTCGGAATGACGCTTCATTTTGGCTTTTTTAGCCTTGCGAAGAGCCTCTTTACGAGCCATTTTAGCTCCTTCGCCATCGTTATCCCCACCTTTGGAGCCTTTTTCCTGGGCTTCAAAGTGCTTACGAAGTCCCTCGGGCATCTTGTCAGACATCGGGAAGCAGGTATTGTCGTACTCTTTCAAGTTTAAACAATTCCGGAGGCAAAAGCTCGTGAGAATAAGGTTCAAGAATATGATCAGAGCGGCCTAGAGGATCTGTGTTACCCGCTTGTGCCTTATAGTTGTCCAAAAACGTAAGCATTTCCTCGCTGTTAGCCGGGGCAACAGCATTAGGAATGTCATCAAAACAGTGAGAGAAGGAAGTAACTTTTCGCTTCATGCGGGCGGCATCGCCCATCCAAGAAAAATGCCACCCAGCGTCACAATTACCCAAAACAATATCATTGGGGTTCATTCGAATTTGAGAAGGGGTCTTCTCTAAGTGTTCGTAAAGAACCACGGTGCCACAAGTCCAGTTATTGGGAGCTTCCAGGTCATTTCCGGCAGGGTTTTTGACGCGCAAATCTGCACGACCGTAAAACATAGGCATCGAAAGACGCACGCAACGCTCCGGTTTTTCCTTAGCTAATTCAACAGCCGCTAAAAGAGACTCAGGTTTGGGAATCTCATCAACGTCACTAAAGAAAAAGACGGAATCAGGAGGGCACATACGCATCCCAACCCCAAGGGCATCCCGCTGTGCGTACTCCCGCGACCACGGGATGGAGCACTCCTCCACCGTGGGAAGCTCAACATGAAGGACCTGGATTTTATCTTCGGGTAAACCTAACTCCCTAATGGTGTCAACACAGGTAAAAGGCTTAGGGTCACCCCTAAAAGTACGGTTACCATCGGTGATGATGAAACCATCTACAACATCTTTAAGAATGTTGTAGCGAAGTTCAAGGAGTTCCTTTTCGTCGAAATATAGGAAACAGTCGAAAAGCATCGAAGTGGCTACGCTGCCACTATATTAGCTCATCACTGCGGTATTTATTCCCCCGCCGGCCCTAACAGAGGTAGTACCGTTAACAGGACGACGGTTCTTTTTAGCGTTATCTAAAAGTTCTTGTTTAAAACTTTCTAAACCCATCGACTGAGGGGAGCGATCTTCTCCGTAAGGCCCCATTTGTGGAGGAACAGCACCCTGCATATAACTAGGCGTATAGTCAGCTGAATAACGGGCGTCATCCATGCCCACCCCTTGCATACGGGCTTGGTTATCGGAAGCACGCTCCATAGCGTTAAAAGCGCCTCCAAAAAACTGACTAGCGCGAGAATAAGGATCCATGGTTACTACTTAGTTTTACGTTTAATGTACTCGGAAGCTCGTCTCCGTGCTTCTTGAGCCTTTTCAGTATTTGGCACTTGAGTATTAACAGGTTTATTCCCTTTGGTTGCTTCCTTTTTTCTTTCGTCGGTAGCACGACGCTCCTCGGGCGTAAGTGAGGCCCACGCTGCACGAGGAAGGTATCTTTCTGTTCTTCCTTTTTCGCGAGCTACGTCAGCCATTTGACCGGCCTCGCATCATTCCCCTAGCAGCCAAAGCTCTGGCAATCAAAGCATCCTTAAGAGGATTAACTAAATTTAAAGGGTCAAAGCTTGACGAGGGTTTTAAATAACTCCTTATGTCAGAAGCCTCAGGTAGGTATTTTTCGCGAAAACTAGTTCCGCCCGATAAATAACCTAAAAGCCCACTGGTGAGATCATCTCCC